CCTGCTTAAACGTCGCATGGTCGTTAATAGCCTGGAATGACGTAAGAATTGAATATTGGATGCCTACGCCAGCACCGTCAGCAATCGTCGTGTTATCTAATGTGCCGTCATAGTAATACACCTGCCCGTCAGGACCGCCCATGTAGTACCCAGCCTGCCATGTCTCACCGCATTTAGCGGGAACATCCTTCCAATACCCCCACGCCCCAGTCAGCAGATTCTGCGTGTACTGCGTAGCGTCAACAGCAAATGACCATGGCTCAATAATCTGCAAAAAACCGTCAGCAGGGTGGATTGTCATCTGCCACCCCAGCGTTCGCTTCTTTGTGTCTACTTCAGCGCGCAGGATTCTGTTGATCTTGGCTGAAGGCGACTGGACGGTGTTTGTCGCGTCTATACCGCTGACCAAATCCTGCAAAGAGGTAACGCCAAACGTAGACAGGATCAGTAACTGCCCAGCGTACTGCTGTGTTATGCGTCGAGAGTCTGGAACCTCACCAACAAAGAACGTACCCGTTAGCTGCCAGTCAAGAGCCGATGGATCAGAGCCACGGTAAGACAGAACATCGCCGCCGCGGGAGATGGCAACGAGATAATCATCAACGCCATCACCGCCATCCAGCGTCCAGTTAGCGAGACAGATAAGCTCACCGCCATACTTGAATTTTGAGCCAAACGTGAACTTAGTGAACGCGCCAGCGACTGAATCGACAGGGCCGTAGTACGCATCGCCTGATAATCGCTCACTTACCCACAGGCGCTGCTTATGTAAAATAACGAAGTTGCAATCCTGGGCATCAACACCCGTGAACACAGGCCGCGTCCAGGCGTCAGTACCTTCGTCGTACTGATATATGCCGTTACGACCATCTGCGATAAACAGGCGCTGATCGCCGTTATCAAGCGTCATTTCAGTCCAGACGCAGTACCCAGCATTGCCACTGGTATCTGTGAAAGTAACCACCTGCACTGGGGCGGTCGTACCGTCTGCGGTCACATTGAAAATACCGTCTGCCGTTGCCGCAAACAGCTTATTGTTACCAATCTCTACACCCTCAAACGGGATAATAGAGCGAACCTCAGTATTCGCTGTTCCGACACCTGTCGCCCACTCGCGATAGCCCTTACGCAAGCGCAAACCGTACTCAGAAGGCATCAAATTGAAGGTGTAGAAACAATCCGTAGGAGGAAGGCTAATCAGCGGGTCAAGCGCGTTGATACCGCCAGTAGACGCTGGAACAGTGTAGTTCTGAGCGGCTGGCTGAAGGGACGCCCCCATTCGGCCTAATGTTTTTTGCCGATAATACATCGCTAGCGTCCGTAGCCTGTGTCACTGGTGTTATAGAACGCATCCAAATACGGGTAGTAGCGCGCCCTGGACGCCGACAGGATCGGTGCGCCGTTGTCGTTGCCGATACGATTCTGGAGCACGTTCTCAAACTCAATCCTCGCAGCCTGCGACGGCAGATTCTTGGCGTCGAGAAACTTCACCTTCAAGAATTTCTGCATCAACAGCGGGTCGAGCAACACCGTGTCGCCAGCAACTGTACATAAATCAGTCTTTGTGGTGTCTGCCTGCTGAACCCAGTTGCGCGAGATGTACTCAAACGAGATATTCACGCCATCAGGCGGCGGTTGGGGGTAAACCTCTAGCTGGCTTTGGTAGATTCTGTAGCTAACGTAAATGCTGTCTGAGGCGAGATCACGCCCCTCAAGATACGCCCAGTCCTGGGGCGATAACGGCCCGATTATGGGTACGTCATTCGACTGATCCCAGCCTGTCTGACCGACAAAGCGATCATAGTCATCAGGCAGCGGATAAACGCCTGAATCAGCGCTGGAAGTGACCTGCGTGTACGGCGTCAGCAGCACCTCCCAGTCATCTAACTGGACAAGCTCCTGCCCCGCTACGTTGAGCAAGCCAACCATCTGAGAAAACCCCTCATCGATAGACGAAAAGGGGTCCGAGACTTGACGTAGCCCGACCTCAACTGCTACGCGATTGATTATGGTTCCTGCTGTCTCCTGTCGGGCCATTCCATGCTCCTATCACTCCGCAGCGGGAGCTTTCTTTCGTGTGCGACGACGCGGTGCTGGCGCTTCGTCTTCGTAGTCATCGTCAGCGTTAAGCCTTGCCTGTAACGCCTCCATCTGCGCTTGAAGCCGTGCGTTGGCGCTGCGTAGCGACTCCATCTCATCCGCGGCTTTCTGCGTGTTGGACGCTTCCAGGTACGCTTTGGCGCGCTGCTTGAGCAAATTAACGCCCATCATGCCCTGTGCGTGGTTGTCCGCTAAACCTGCTAGTTGCTCTACCGTGAGCACGTTCAGGTACTGCAGCTCCGACACTTGCGATTTTGTGGCCCCAGGCCACTCGGACAGCAATGTGCCTTCCACATGCACTTCATCCGTCTGCCGCGCTTTCCACTTTTTGTAATGCTCCGGGAAGCGCTGGAGATCAAGCTGTGATGCCGGGCGGCGGATAATGTTGTCCTTATTGCCTGGCTGGATGATCTCAATATATTCACGATCCTCAAAGATAGGACGTCCCATCTCTTTAGACTTCGATGCGTTCTGCTTTGGGTGCAGGTAAAAGCGCACCAATAACTGCTCATCACCAGCGCCATTACCCATAGCGGCTGATGTCATGCCCATATCTGCTTCTGCTAACATAATTCTCTCCAAGTTATTACGCCCTCACGGGACGCTGGAAAGTGTAACAGATTGCGCCCCATGTCTACCTTATCTCCCGCCAGCTCATCTCGCCGCTCACAACAGGCGCTCCCGTTATCTCGTAAGCGCAGAGAACAAATAAATCAGCGTTAGCCCCATCAATATCCAGTGTGAATGGCAAGCGCTTTGACAAGCCCTGAGAGCCAGCCGTAAAGCTGTTATTGGCAGCGCCCGATAAGAACCGAGCAGTCACAATCCCGCCCGATACCGCCGTAGCCGTGATGTTCTGCTCCACTGCTGACTCACCATCCACCGCCGCCCAAGCGCCGCCTGTCAGCGTAGGGTTGTAGCGAACCTCAATTACTGCCTCACCCGCAGTCACAAGATACTGAATCGCCTCAAGAATAATCTGAGTCCTGTTTGTAATCCCTTTAAACGTCAGGGCTGGACGAATAGCAACCAATGGCAACGGTGTTGCCGAGGGAACCGATAGCGAAAGCCTTGGAGTGCTCGCAAATGGGAACGCTGCCGCATCATCTACACCGCCCTCAGACGCCACCTAGCAGCAAATCTGCTTCATTGTTGCAGGGCCGCCGTTGGGTGCTGTGTTGCTCAACTGATAGCGGATAGGTAGGTTAGCCGTGGTCGTGTAGGTAGAGTCCAGTACGTTGGCGTTCAGGAACTCATGGACATAGAACGTCGTTCCGTCAATGTTCAGGCCCATACGCACTCGACCAACACCCAGCCACTCAAGGTCGATAACGAGAATCTGCGCCTTGGTCGTATCCAGCGTGTACCCAGACGGACCAGTGCCATCCATCGGGTCTACGTTCCAGTCGGCCTGATAGAACTTACGCGAATCATCAACAGAGCCAGTGACATTAGAGCGCAGCAGCATGAATGTGCCAGCACCGTCCTGCCCCATGAACATTCCGTTATCGTCATCGCCATAGCCCACCAGCTTGAGCACATCATCCACAGGCGCACCCATGACAAACGTACACAGGATTAGCTGCGACTTTCCAGGCTGATAGCGGAAGTATTCTTTGGTCTGACGTATCACTGAACTGGCTGCGGCGTTTGTTACCGCAAGCTCTACAGCCGACTCATTGGGTAGATGGGTAGCACTCGCCGCATCACCAATCTTCTCGTCCCACAGCAATGGCTGCTTGTCGTACTGGGGTTGGGAGTCAAAGATCGTGGTGGGCTGAGACACACGGCCTCTTCCGAAGGCATCTACCGCCGAGTTCGTACTGGACGCGATATTCGGCGTGTAGGTGGGCAGCGGGTTAGCCCCATTGACGGGCATACGCGCACCCTCATCGGTCTGTCGCGTATAGATGACTACTTCGTTCATACCGTACCGCCTATAAAAAAGGCGCGATTAGCCCAAGCCCGTCGCGCCATCAAGCACACCGCTTGGCTTAAACTTCTACCCAGCCTGCCGCCAGTGAAGCCAAAGTAGCGTCACCGCCAACAGTAACGTCACCGTCACCCGTGGTAGTAGGAACGCCCGACTGGATAGGCTCAACGCCTGCGCCCGCAGCACCGCCAGAAGATGGGTACTCAGCAGCAGTCGTGAGACCTTCGCCGCCAATCACCGAGCTATCCTGTGGAGTACGCGCAGCACCCGCCTGATCTAACAGCGTGAACTGGTCAGCAGTGCCGACTACAGCGCCACCGCCGATATTGATGCCGACACCAGGAGCATTGGATGCTGCAAGGTTACACCCTGCGTCAAAGTCAGCCGCGGTGACTTCCAGTTTGCGAGCGACAATAGAAGCCGCCAATGCAGTGCTGTAGGTTACGTTTGGATTTGCCATGTTAAATCTCCTTTAGCCCGTTCGGGCTTTTCGACGGTTCAGCAGGTTTTCAGACCGCGTTACCCATCGACAATTTTCTTTGGAGTAGCCGAGATCGTTGTTTGCGCGATCAATCTGCGCGCCCTTGAACGGTATGTCTCCCATGTCAGTGAAAAATGCTTCAAACGACTGTCGCCATCTGTCGCTAACCGTAATCCCTCGCGCCCCATAGTTTCTGTAGGCTGTGTTCTCAGGGTTATGGCATCGCTGGATCATGTTTGACCACACTCGGTGGGTAGGAGTCTGGTACATCCCGTGAGTGCGCTTAACGCTCTCTCGGTAGCACCCGCATGACTTCGACTTGCCTTTACGCAGTACGGCACTGGCAACAACCTTCTCGTTGCCGCAGTCGCACTTACATAACCAGCAGACTTGCCCATGCTTCCTCTCATCTACCTCGCTTACTACCGTCCACTTTCCGAATCTCTGTCCTGCTAATTGTGCTGTCATAGCATCCTCCCATACGTTGAGAGGGGAGGATACTAGGTTTCTGCACTATAGGCTACTTACCATCAGACTCCGTTGGCATCGTAGCGCCCTTGGAACTGTGCGCCTGAAGTCGTTAAATTACCTGCCCAAGCCATGATTTGTACCTCGGCGTCCTGATTTGTTGCATAACGACGGTTCGGAGACAGCGGAACCATGTTGCGATCCGCATGGGGGCGGTAGTGGATGTACTTGGTGTTCAGGAAGAACGCCGTTCCAGCGGGGCAGAAGCCACCGATACCACCATCAAGACAAACATCAGCATCCATAAACTTGATAGTCGGGAAGCCAAGGTTGCCAGTCTCAGGCGAAGTGAAGCGCTGCTGTGCTTGCAGGGACTGCATATACGCCGCCCATACAGTGCTGTCAGCTACGATCAGGTCAGGACGGTCAGTACCACGAACCAATGTCGCCCACAGCGCGTCCCAGAATCCCTGAATCTGTGTGGGATCAAGGCCGTTGGCCGCAGTTTGGTCAGATACCTGGTTACGCCAGAACGTCCAAGTAGCACGGTCAATACCGCCGTATGTGCCAGTTGTGGGGTCAACAGGAACCGCAGCGTTCAAACCGTCTATTTCCTTACCGCCACCGCCAGTGCCGTCTGAATACAGACCGCCAGCAATCAGGTTAGCCAGAGTTGACTCGGCTACCGTGATTCGACTGTCCATCAGGTCGATCATGCGCTCTTTGCCACTGTTCTGAAGCATTTCCAGACCAGAGATCACAACGGGTACAGCAGCCTGCTTGATGTTGTACTCAGCGGCAGAAATTACGTCGCTGACGCCAACAGGCAGGATGTCGTAACCTGAATACCAGCCGGCATTGCTGTTCTCGGCGAAGCTCAGTTCCTGAAGGATCTTATAGCCGCCAGAGAAGGTCTTGATGTTGCCGCGCTGCTTCAACTTCATCAGCAGGACATTGTTCTTGGTGACGTTGTCCGCAATAGTTTTAGTGCGGGATTCTATAGTTGTTGCTATAATATCCGATATATTTGGGAAGGCCATTTGGCTATCTCCTAAGTCAAAGTTTATGGAACACTACTTTTCAAACGCCGCGTGAATGGCCGTCTGCTTGGAGATAGCCGCGTGAATGGCTATCGAAATTCGGGTTGGAATCCGCTTGAATGGACTCCTACACCCCGAATGTACTCCTATTTTCTACATCCGTCCAGCGTTGTCCCAAGCGTCATTCAAAGCCGCTGTCAGGCTTGTTGTGTCCGCTGACATAGACCCTCCGGGGCCGCCGTGGATGCTGGACGCAGCCGTGCGACGTCGTCCAACCTCATCCGCGCTCTTACGCCCGTTGAGAATCTTGGATATCTGCGGATGTGCCGCGCACGCCGTGTTGTACGCCTCCTCCAGACTCATCTGCCGCCCACGGTTTGACGCCATATCCATCAAGTCCGCCATATCCGCACGCACATCAGCGTAGAACTCTTTGCTTTGGGCGAACTGCTGCAGCTCAGTCTGAATCTGCTGCTGCGCCTGCTGCTGTCCCATCTGCTCGCGCTGCTGGTAGTGCTGAAGCTGCTGCTGTAGCGGCGTCAGCTTCTCGTTCAGCATCTGCTCAAACTGCGAGTTTTGCTGCATCTCTTTCGGCGGAGCCTGACCGACCAGGGCGTTATCCAGCGCCCGGACGTCCACACCAAACTGCTTGATTAAATTCGCCACCATCTCGGCCTTCTGAGCCGGTGCGCCCATCTGCAGTACTGACGCTGTCTGAAGTAAGCCCGGAATGGTGTTCTGAGGACCGCCGTTCACGGCGAAGAGCTGCTGATAGGGGGCGAGCGTCTTATCCATGGCCTGGGCGCGTTTTGCGTTGTTGGCGTACATCTGGATGCCGCGGGAATAGTCCTCCTCGCGCTTTGAGATGGCGGCCTTGACGGCAGGGGGTACGTCCTTCCACACTTCACGGGCTTCCGGCGGAAGTCCGGCAGGCGGCGTTTCCAGGTCGCTAGCTTGTTGGGCCTCCGCTGGAGGCTCTTCGGACGCCACCGGCTCTTCACCTTCAGGTGCTTCCGCTGCGAGCGGCTCATCATCAATGACCGGCTCATCATCAATGGCCGGCTCTTCAGGTTCTTCCGCTTCAACGGCGTCCCACGCCGCGGAGAGGTTCTCCATCAGCGTATCGTTTTCTTCAATGTCCATAATTACTGCCCCAGGTTATTAATGATCTCGTTGATCTGGGCCTTGCGTTTCCACTCGGCCTCTCTGTCATGCTTGCCTTGGTAGACGCTCTCGCGCTCCTTGGCCTTTCGGTCATAGAACTCCTGACTGAACTCCTGCGCTGGCACTACGTTGTGCTTTCGGCAATGGTCTTCGTAGTCCCTGTGGCCTTTGATGATCGATCCGTCGATGGGCGATTTGAAGGCGTCGAAGTTGCCGCGAATGATGATGCCGTTCTGTGCGTCCTTGGTCGCCGCGCTTTCGTCGCGTGGAACCATGACATACTTCTTTTGCTCTTCATCCCAGACCTGTCGCCATCTAGCCATTGGACCCCCTACTGCGCCCCTGCGCCGCGATCTCTTTCATGTTGTGCTGGTGCTCAACCGTCTGCGAGGCGATGTCATACTCCGCCTGCGCCGTCTCCACAGCGATATCCGCCTGCATATTGGCCTGAATCTCAGCCAGGCTGGCCTCCATATCACGGGTGATCTCCAGCAGCCGGTTATTCGCCTGGCGCTCTTCCAGCGTCATATCGCGCTGGGCATCCACCTGAATCTTCTGGATTTCACCCTGCAACTTGGCGCGCTGGTTCATCATGTCGATCTGAGCCTTCGCCTGCATCTTCTGCATTTCGCCCTGAATCTTCTGCTGCTGACCCTGCTGCTTGAGCTGCTC